TAGAGAGTTAAGAGTAGAAAGAGATAGACTTCTTTTAGGAAGTGATTGGACACAGGGTGCAGATAGTCCTTTATCAGATTCAGATAAAGCTGCATGGGCGACATATCGTCAATCACTAAGAGACATGACAGTAACTTATGCAACAGTTCCACTCTGTCCAAAGGGAATGATGGATTGGGGCGCAGTAACTTGGCCTACAAAACCATCGTGATAAATAGTATGAACAAGATTAGGAAACAATAATATGCCGTTTATAGGACAACAACCAATAACAGGTGCATACTCTAAGTTAGATGCTATTACAACATCTGCTACTGCAACGTATAACTTGTTGTTGGGTGGTAGTGCATACTCTCCTGCTAGTGCAAATCATTTGTTGGTTTCACTCAATGGTGTTATGCAGGCTCCACAAGATAGCTTCACAGTTAGCGGTTCAACAATCATATTCGCTTCTGCTCTAACAAGTTCTGATAACATCGACTTTATCATGGCACTTGGAGATGTTCTTAATATTGGAACACCAAGTGACGGAACGGTTACTGCTGCAAAGATTGGTAGTGGTGCAGTGACAGATGCAAAGATTGCTTCAAGTGCAGTAACAGATGCAAAGATTGCTGGTATGACTGCAACAAAACTTACTGGAACAGTTTCAAATGCGAGATTTCCTGCTGGAACAATTGTTCAAGTTGTAACTTCTGTTGCATCTGACCAAAGTGTGGGGGGTTTCTCAAGTACAAATAGTACACCACAAGACACTGGACATTCAGTAACAATTACACCTCAATATTCTGACTCAGATATATTAATTCAATTACACACTATTGGAGGGCAAACAGTTGCTGGAAGGTCTTACAAATTACATATGTACAAATCTGTCGGTGGTGCAACTGCTACACAAGCAACTGCATTTAATTTGGGTGACGATTCTGATGGTACTCATAAAACACAAATTGGACAAATTTTCTTAGATGATACTGTAGGTAATACGAGTGCAAGAGTCTATAGTATGAGATGTGGAACTGATGGTTCTGGTACAGCAAAATACAACTATCAAAACGGACAGCCCGGCGATAGTCATTCGGTTCTTATGGCTATGGAGATTAAACGATGATAACAAAAGCAGATGCAGTTTTAGCACTTAAGCCTGGCGCAATATGGACAATGCGTGATGATGTATTAGAGTGGCAAGACGATACTATTACAAAACCAACTGATACAGAGATTAAGAATAAATATGATGAACTAGTTGCTGCTGAACCTCTCAATCAAGTAAGAGAAGTTCGTAATCAAAAACTCGCAGAAACAGATTGGGTTGTCACTATGCACAAAGAGTTAGGAACTAATATTCCTACTGCAATGAAAACATACAGACAAGCATTAAGAGATATAACAGATGATGCAACATCACTTGATGATGTTACATGGCCGGAGAAACCATAATGGCACTAATTAAAGTAAAAGGTAGAGGTGCAGAAAATTTTGGGCGTAGGAATCTTATCATTAACGGCGCCATGCAAGTGGCCCAGAGGGGCACCTCGTTTACTGGCCACGGTGCTGGTGTTAATTACGGAATTGATAGATTTTTTGATTATCACAGTTCAGATGGTGCTTTCACTCTTAGTCAAGAAACTTCTGTAGTTCCAGTAGGTTTCAGTAATGCGTTAAAAGTTCAAACAACAACTGCTGATTCATCTATTGCTGCTGGACAGAGATTGATTGTTGGACAACGACTAGAGGGTCTAAATGTATCGCATCTTAATTGGGGAACTTCTAACGCAAAGACTGTAACTCTTTCTTTTTATGTTCGTAGTTCTGTAACTGGTACACATGGTGGTGCGATTGGTAATGGTTCAGATAATAGGAACTATCCTTTCACTTATACGATTAGTTCTGCCGATACTTGGGAAAGAAAAACTATTACAATTCCAGGCGACACAACTGGTACATGGGCAACTACTACTGCTCGTTCTCTTCAAGTAACTTGGGGATTGGGTGTAGGTTCTACATATAGTGGTTCAGCAGGTGCATGGGCATCGGGCGACAAAAACTCTGCTACTGGTGCAACAACTGCTGTACTGGGAACATTAAATGCAACTTGGTATCTCACTGGCGTACAGCTTGAACTTGGCGATACTGCAACAGATTTTGAACACCTCTCCTTCGGAGAAGCAATGTCACTTTGTCAACGCTATTATTATAGACACGTTCAAGGTGATGGCAGTGCCAGAAAGATGATAGGTATTGGAGATATTTACTCCGGCACTCAAATAAATTTATTCGTGTATTTTCCTCAATATATGCGTATTCCACCAACCTCCGATTCCTCTTCTGGAACTGGTTACTTTTCTCTTTTTGGTGGTGGAAACCCAGATATCAATGTTGCTTGGAATATCTTTCTCCCAACCAACGCAATGACTTCTTTTTATGCAGCGCCATCAGCAAGTCAAGGTTCTCATACAGGTAAAGCGGTCAGAATTTATATTCCAACTGGACAAACAAGTGCTCACATTTCACTAACAGCGGAGTTATAAAAATGAACATGGAAATTACAAACGCACAATACTCTAGTCAAGATGGTAAAACTAATGATTCAATTTTAGCCTCTATTAATGGTAGGGTTCTATCTGTTCCTTTAGTAGAGGGTAATACTGAATATGATGAAATTATGAAACAAGTGGCAGATGGTACACTAACAATCAAAGACGCAGACTAAATAAAAAAGAAACAGGAAACGATAGATGCCAATTTCAAAAATCAGAACAGGCGGTTTAGATGTAGACAACCTAGAAATAGGTGGAACTGAAGCAGCTAAAATGCCTGTTGGAACTACTGCTCAAAGAGAAGGCTCCCCAAAGAAGGGAGACATTCGGTTTAATGATACTTTTGATTTGATGGAGTATTATACTGGTAATGTGTGGAAATCAATTGACTCTCCACCAACAGTAACTAGTATTTCACCAACTAACTTTGATGCTACTAACGATACTATTACTGTAACTGGAACTGGTTTTCAAAGTGGAGCGGCAGTGACTTGTGTAGGAACTAACGGTGCATCGTTTGCTTGTACAACAAGTTTTGTTAGTGATACATCTGTAACATTTGTTCCTTCAAGTGCATTGGTATCTAATTCTGGTGCAAATGATAAATTTAGTATTAGGGTTACTAATGTTTCTGGACTTGCATCTGCCGATTTATCAGAAGCTCTAGATTTCGCTCCAACTCCTGCCTTTACAACTGCGGCTGGTTCTTTAGGAAATATCTATGATGTAGAAAGAGGAACTAAAACATTTACAATTGCAGCGACTAGTGCAGACTCAGATGATACTTTGTCTTTTGCTGTTACTGCTGGTTCTCTTCCATCTAATATGTCCATCAACTCTACTTCTGGTGTAATTAGTGGAACACCAACTGCGCTTTCAGCTGGGGCATCAGTTACTTCTACATTTACTGTTACCTGTACTGCAACTGGTGAGTCAACAACAAAAACAAACACTAGACAATTTACAATTACAGTTAAGGGTAAGATAACATTCACATTTACATACTCAGCAGAAGCTCTACAGGATTGGACACCTCCTGCCGACTTGACACTTGCAACAACTGAGATGTGGGGAGCCGGTGGTGGTTCTTATTATAGTAGTTCATACGCTAATGTTTCATCACAAGGTGGTGCTGGTGGTTTCACAAAAACAACATTTAATATTCTTCCATCAGAAAGAAATCAAACGTGGAAAATCGCTGTTGGCGATGGCGGTGGCAGCAACGCAACCCCTGGCTGGGCCGGTGGTGGTAACGGTCAAAACGGTGGTGGTGGCGGTGGCGGCATGGCCGCAATATTCTCTAGTGCGGCGGCACTTTCTGCTGCGCCATGGACATATGTAGGAACTGGACACGCATACGGAACTCACTCAGAACCCTCATCTGAATTAGCAGGAAAATCTGGAGCAACACATATTGTTGCTATCGCCGGTGGCGGTGGTGGTGGCGGTTGGTATCAAAATAATAACCGTCATGGTGCAATGGGTGGTGGTATAACTGGTGGACAATCAACTGGTTCTGCTGGTGGTTCACAAACTTCTGGTGGAGATGGTGGTGGTAACTATGACTCGCCAGGTGGATTCCTATATGGTGGATATATTACCAACAATGCATCTAGCGGCGGCTCCGGCGGTGGTGGTGCCGGTTGGTATGGTGGTGGTACTTACCAATCAAGTACAGGTGGTGACAACTATGGTGGTGCTGGTGGTTCTGGATTTATTGGTTTTGCAGACGGTTCAACCTCAACTGTTTTAACAGCAAACGAAAATGGACATTCCTACACTGACTCTACTACAAGAACAAACGGAACAAGAACATATACAAATTCCATTACTCGTAGAAGTGGAAATGCAGTTAGAACTCCGCCAGACGTAAGTTCTGCATATTATACCGCTGGTAGTGGTTCTGTCGGACATGGATATGGTTCTAGAGATGAAACTGGTGAAAATGGCGGTAATGCCTTGGTAGCAATTTACTATTAATATCCAAAACATCTAATACACAATCCTTATAAATAGAACAAAGGAGACTGTGTTCGATGGCAACTATTTCTAATTTATTTATTGACCAAGATGCTGACTTCACCACAACGGTGACAGTCAACGATTCTACTGGTACTCCACTTGACTTGACAAATTTTACTGCACTTGCAATGTTACGAAAATCGTATCAATCATCAACTGCAACTACATTTACTTCTGCATTCGTTTCTCCACGAACCACAGGACAAATCACAATTTCACTAACAGACACGCAAACCGCTGCTCTTGAATCTGGACGTTACGTTTATGACTTAGTTATAACCGATGCATCTGGTAATAAGACAAGGGTGGTAGAAGGTATTGCAACTGTAAACCCAAGCGTATCAAGGTAGAACTATGGCAATCACAGCAACAGTAAATACGACAAGAACAGTAGTT